TACTATTTATAAATATGTTACTATCATTTGATATATTTACATTTATATTTTTTACATTTAGATTATAAACTTTATCTACATTTACATTTTTATTATTATTTATATTCTCATTTAAATTACTTCCTATACTTATATTTTTATCATTTTTTATATCCTCATTAAGATTATTTTTAATATTACTATTTAAATTATTTCCAATATTTAAATTATAATCTTTATCTACATTTACATTTTTATTATTACCTATATCCTCATTTAAATTACTTCCTATACTTATATTTTTATCATTTTTTATATCCTCATTAAGATTATTTTTAATATTACTATTTAAATTATTTCCAATATTTAAATTATAATCTTTACCTACATTTACATTTTTATTATTACCTATATCCTCATTAAGATTATTAGACATATGAATATTTATATTATCACTTTTAAAATCAATATGTAAATATGTTTTACCGTCAGTTAATATAATATCATTACTATTTAATTTTATAGGTATATTTTTATGATTATGCAGAGCTATAATATACTTATTATCTAATAATAAACCTCTTTTATCTTTAGGATTAGTATAGTATCCATAGGGAGTTATAAATACAGTTTTAATAAATTCTTTACTACCTACTTTTTTAAAATATGCAGTTAGATTTTTAACTACTTTACTTATATTTGCAATATTAAACATGTAAATATCCTTTTAATTTAATTCTTTTAGTTTCATCTATCTCTATTTGACTAATTGCAAAGGTATCATTAGTTTCTAATGTGGTAATTTTGGATAAATTAAGTAAATTATTTAATTTAAAATTATATTCATCTGCAAATAATTCTAACTCTATAATTTTACTCTTCATTTTATTATAATAGTTGAGATTATCTAAAATCTTATCCAAACTTTTACTATCTGTATTTATTAAAGGTTTATATACTAAATTGCTATTACCACTACTAACAGTATTAAAATAGTTCCACTTTTCGTTATATCTAATGTTATTATCTACATATACTACTACACTATCATATACTTTATTTTCAATCATTTTAATACTATCTATAAATTCTATAATATTGGTATTAGAGTTATTTTTAATAGACTGAATATTTAAATTATATTTATTGCATTCTACAAGTATATAACCATGTTCATACAATAATTTACTAATTAACTCTCCTAAATTTATACCAATAGATACAGTTAATTCATTAGTATAAATTAAATTAAAATCTTGCCCACAATTATTAAATCCATATTTATTTAATATAGTATTTATACTAACTCCAATATCAAATTGGATAGTTTCAGTAGTATAATAATGTAATAAATCATACTCTTTACTACTTGCAATAATTAAATAATCACTTCTATCTTTAGTGGTAGTATTAACTATAGAAGTTATTTTAAAGCTTAAATAAGGATTTAAATTATCAATAACTATAAAAACCTCATCATCAATATTATATTTATCATTAGTATATATTTGTATAGAGTTAATTAACTTATCTCTATTTAACTCTATTTTAAAACTCTCATATTTAATTTCTTCATTATTTATATATATTTCTACTTGCATTATTTACACCTTTTTAAAATATTTAAATTGACCTATAAATAAATCTATATGTGTTTTATTTATAAATTTAAGCTCATCTACATTATCTAAATTACTATAATATTTATATATCCATTGTTGTATGTTAGTATATTTATCAAACTCTATTACTTGCATATTTGGATAATCAGAACTAGATACAAAATTAATAATATCATTTTTCATACTATTAAAATCTATAAGTGTAAAAGGTTTAATAGTATTATTGTTAAGTTCAATATTGCTATCTAAAAGACTTAATAATACATCTTTTATATTATTCAATTTATATATATTATCTGCATTTAATAGAGTGTTAAGATGATATTTAATATATAAATTATTAACATAAATACTATTTAAATTTAAGTTACTGAAAATAGCTTTATTTAAACTACTCATTAAATCTATTTTAAATATTTTAGGATTTTTAATATAATAGTTAATCCTATATGCTAATTTTGCAATTTGTTCAATTTTATCAATGTAATTATTGAACTCTTTTAACTTATTTTGCAAATCTAAATTAAATACATTTTTAGGATTTAAATTATCTAAATTTGGTATAGATTGTATTGGATTATAGAGGTTATTTTTAATATCTACATAATTTAATGTGTTTAAACTCTCTAATTTAGATATATTAGATAGTATATTACCTTTATAATTAATCTTTGGATTAAAATCTTCATTTATCTTTAATTGCAAGTTTATCTTAGTTAAATTAAGATGTTTATCACTATTAACTACTTCAAAACTCTTAATAAATGCTTTAAACTCTCCTATAAATTTATCTGTAAAACTTACTATTCTTTTTTTACTTAATATTTTAAATACCTTATCAAAAGTATTTTCATCTGTAATTAAGATTGTAGTATTTAATTCTTTTGAACCCTCTCCTAAATCTATTTGTTTATTTTTACCCTTTTTTAAATCTGCTCTATCTGCAGATTTATTATTTATAGAAAATGATGAATTATTATCTTGCTTAACTTCAATATTCTCAATCTTAGTAATATACATTTTATATATCCTTTTTAATATCATTATATCAAAAAATATAAATAAAATATATGTATGTTAAAAGTAACTTAATCAAATCTTAACTATTTACAAGCTCTAAATATACCTCTCATTCATCACTATAAAATTGCATTTTATGTAACTCTTTATTGAATGTTACCATATTTTTAGGTTACATAACTCCGTGTAACCGTTTTTTAAAACCTTTATAAACCCCTATTTTTCGATGTTTATAAGCATTTGTTACCTTGTATATCATTTTTACTTTATTTAAAGTGAAAAATAAAAAAGGAGAAATTAAAGAACAATATTTAACATGAATTTCCCCTTTTTTAAAACGAGGGTGTATAAATATGCTGAAAAAGGTTACAAAAATTTAATCCTTTATAAATACCTATTTTATGGGATTTATAGATGTTTTTATGCAGAGTTACACTATTTTAATTGTAACTTATCTAAAATGTATAATTTATTAGATTGTAGGTTTAAGAATTTGTTAAGATATATAAATTTAATTAGATTTTTACATAAATATTTATTATATTAATTATCTTTGTGATATTATTTAAATAAAATTAAAATAAAGGAATTTAAATGGCAAGTTATGATTTAAATGATATTTTGAGAAGAGAATTATGGACTACAGAAGATATTAATGAAGCACCTGCATTAACTAATTTATATAATTCAGGTATTCTCACTGGAGATAGTAGAATTAAAAAAATAGTAAATAGTATTGATGTAGGAACTAAAGTCGAGATACCTTTTATTCAAGTAGCAGATTATGCAGAGCCTAATATTAGTGATGACACTACTAATAAAGCAGATGTAAATAAATGGAATAAAATTAGACAAATGGCTTTATTAGGTAATTATAATAATGCTTGGGGGTCGTATGATATTGCAAGGGAATTAGACAGTGGAAAAGACCCTTATATAGCTATTCGTGATTTTGTAGGGCAATATTGGGCATTTGATATACAGCATAGAATGGCTAGTTATGCTATAGGTATATTAGAAGATAATAAAGCAAATGACGCTAACGATTTATATAATGACCAATCAGGTAATTCATTCACTTATGATATGGTTGTTGATACTAACGCATTAAGAGGTGATAGGGGTGTAGGTGGAACTGATTTTATGATTATGCACTCTAAAGCCTATGCAAGTATTAAAAAAGAGGACGCTGGAAGAGTTAGAGCTATTTTAGATAATAGTAATGGTAAAATTTTATATCATCTATATGATGAAAGAACTGTTATTATTGTAGATGATATAATGCCTTATGACGGAACTAATACAACTGTATTATTTGCTAATAGTGGAGCTTTTGTATATGAAGAAAGTAATAATGTTAAAAATCCATTAATGTATCAAAGAGATGAACTTATTGGTAGTGGTGGGGGACATGAGTTAATTATCTCTCGTAAAAGATACTTACTTGCAGTTAATGGATTTAGTTATACAGGTGCAGTTCAGGCTAAAAGCACAGGTGCAACAATAGCAGAACTACAGAATAAGGATAATCACGATAGAGTAGTAGATAAAAAACTATCTCCAATCTGTTTCTTAACATTTAAGGCGTAATAAAAAGGATAAAAATGAATAAAAAAGATTTAAGAATAACTAAAACTCCAAAACAAAATAATGAAGATATATTTGTATATGGAAACCCTGATGATTGGCAATTATTAAATAAATTTAGTAATGGAAATACTATGAAATCTACTAAAGCATATGAAATTAAAGATGTTGGTGTAGTTATGCAAGCAACAACTGTTGAATTATCATTAAATGCTATTAGTGATAGTTTAGTATTTATTCCAAATGTTAGAATTGTAGATAAGAAAATAGTTAAGGCATAATAATGGCTAGAAAAAGCTATAAAGAGTTATATGAAGAAAGTTTAAAAGAGATAGATAGATTAAATAAGTTAATTAAAATAAAAGATTTAACTATTAAAAATCTATCTCCAAAACCCTCTAATAAAAATATGTTAGAGGGTTTAATATTTAGAGATAATAAATTTTGGAAAAATGGTAAAAGTTATAACAGTGTGCAAGAATATATTAACTCTATAAAAGGATTTTAATTATGCAAAAGAAAATTATATATAGTGAAGCTATTAAAAATAGTGCTAATTTAGAGAAATATAAAGATAAACCTAATTGGCGTGAAGATAATCCAAAGAAAAAAAGTTATATAGGTGGTAAACCTACAAGATATAAAGAAATGGATAAACTATTTAAACAGTTGCAAGATGTAGTTAAACAAATAGATAATTATATTAAGGATATAATTTTAGATAATAATATCCTTAAATTTAATTATATCAATGGAGATAATAAAGAAATTGATTTATCACAATATCAAGATTTGCATTTAAAATCATTAGAATTAGATATTACTAATAAAAAGTTAATTGGAACTCTTACAGATGATACTACTAAAATTGAGGTTGATATTAGTGATTTAATTAATATTAATTTAAATGCAGGTAGTTTAGAAAATACAAATAAAAGGTTAAAATTAACTTTAAGTAATAATAGTATTATTTATGTAGATTTAACTGATTTATATAATACTATTAATGATAAAGTTAGTAAAGTTAGTAGTAGTGATAATGCAATAGTTAGATTTAATGGAGATAGTGGAGATATACAAAATAGTGGTGTTACTATTGATGATGATAATAATATATCTTTTAATACAAATGATAATACTATTAAATTAACTGCTGGTAATTCAGATAAAACACCTAATTTAAGTTTATTAAGTAAAGATGATGGAAAAGCTATTACATTATTAGCAGGGGTCAATTTTGCTAGTGTTACATTTGATGAAGAGGGTTATTTTACAATAGGTAGAGATACAAAAGATAATATTAAAAATGGCTCTAGTGGTGGAACTACTTTATTTACTTTATATCCAAATAGTAATACCTTAATTGGTAATTATATTTATAGTTCTGTTGTTCATAGTGCTACAGATACAGTTTATGGGTATAATATGATTGGTCATGATAGTGATATGGAAAAAGTAGTATTTCCTAAAAATATATCGTCAATAAAACCACAATCTATTATAGTTGGTCAAAGGTATGGTATTGCATTTTTAACATCTGAAATAGACCCTAGTTCTCAAAGTGAGGCTAATATAAGCGATATATTAAGAGGGCAAATTAAACCAAATGGGGAAATATGGTTTAAAAATAAAATTTTAATATCTGCAGATAATAAAACTATGATAACTATTGCAGATAAAAAGTTTAAAGTATTATATGATAGTTTAACTAAAACAGATGATACAAACGGTTATATTAATTATTTACCTCATAGACATGAGGGTGGAATAATTAGAGTTGAATTACATACATGGGAGAATAAATATTATATTGGATATATTGGTTGGCGTAATGACGGTTCAGGAAGTAATCATAATATCCATACTGTAAATATTACAAAGGTTATTTCAAATGAAAATGTAGATGTTACAGTAGAAATTAACCCCGATAATAATGAAGAAATGAGAATACATTTTAAAAATATTCATACTAATAATCATGGTTGGAGTTGTATTTTAACTGAAAATTTACAAGATAGAGATAATGGATTTTAAGGGATATAAATTAATCCCTTAACTTAATTAGTAGCTCTGTTGCAAGTTCAATAATATCATTTAGATTATTATCATGTCTTATTCTATCTAAATGATACAATAAATCTTTAATTATCATCTTATTTTTATAATTAAAGATTTATTGTATCTTCCTCTGTTAACTCAAATTTGTATTCTGAACAACCAAAACGACACTTATATCCTACAGGACTTAAAGTAGATTTCCTTAATCTTGTATTATCAGATAGGATATATAGGGTTTTTGTCTCCCTAATAACACTTAACTCTTCTATATTACCTTGATAAGTTATCATGTATATTTTCATATCAATCTCCTATTACTTTAAACAATTTTCTACTATCTAAAAGATAGTAATTGAAGTATTTTAAGACTTCAGCATTATTAAAATAGTTGCAGTTGTAATCATCTAATATATCATTACTATCAATAATTTTTTTGCTAAAGTCACCTAAAACATTTACTACAACTAACCTCTTAACTCTATTAAGCTGTTTTAACTCATCATAGCTTATAGTTTTAATAAACTGTAACTGCATTATATTATCTCCTTGTAAACTAATGATATATACTCATCTATGTAAAATTTTAATATCTCCACCTTATCAGTAGTTTTTAACCCTTTTGCTCTTTTTAATATTTGCATTCTTAAATCATAACTATTAGGTAAAAAGTATTTAGTGTATTCATGTAATTGCAATAAATCTATATCATCAATACATTTATTACCAACAACAAATGTAAATACTGCATTTTGTAATGGTGATAAGTATTTATCATTACACTTATTAAGACCTTTTGTATTCAATGAGGGTTTTAATAATCCCTCTAAGTATGTAAGCCTTTTTATTATACTATCTATACCAATCATTATTATCCTTTAAATTTTATTTTGTAACTGTATTATAACCTATTTTATCTTAAATGTTCCTTATAAATTAATAAATTTTTGAGATATATTAAAAATAAGTTGTATTTTTAAATAATTAATACACTATTATTTAAAAATTGTAAAGTTAGAGGTATTAAATTTTGTATAAAATTATCTATAGATAAATGGATTGAGGTTAAAATATCATCATTAAAAAAAGAAGATGATAGATTAATTGGAGAGCTATATAAACTAAATAAGGGTGATACTATAATAATTGCAGAAATAAGCCGTTTAGCTCGTAGTATTCAACAATTAACTTATATTGTAAAAGAACTTACAGATAAAGGTATTACTATAGTATTTGTAAAAGAGCAACTAGAGTTAAGTAATACTAAAATGAATATAACTAATAAAATAGTTTTATATACATTTGGAATACTTGCAGAAGTTGCAAGAGATTTACATTCCATGCGAATTAAAGAGGGATTACAAAAGAATACTGCTAGGAAGAAAAAGAAGAGGGTATTTAATAAATTAATGGGTAAAGGTTTGGAGATACAAGGATATTTAGAATTAGGACTAAGTAAGCGTAAAATAGCAAAAAGGTTAAATGTAACTATAAATACTTTAGATACTTATTTAAAGTATTTTTATGAGAATGAATTAAATAATACTTGACATTTTATTAAAATTTTGATAGTATTTTAACTGTGTGAGGATAAGGCAACCCTAGAGAGGTAAAACGGGTATATATAGTAGCATGAGATAAAAATAATCCCACACTAAAAACTAGAGGTATAAATACCTCTAGTAGTTTATTATAAACACTTTACCTACTTTTCTTAACTTTTCATAGTTATTTCTCCTAATAATATTAAATTTATCCCTTAAATTATTTAAAACATGTAAGGGTATAAATTTCCCCTCTCTTCGTTTATTTCGTTCTAATATTAAATTAAAATTAGTATTGAATACAACTATATTAATATCATAATTAGCTTTAATTGCAGGTTCTATTAAATTTTGAACACTATATTTACTTTCTTTATCCCATTCTAAATTAGTCATATCAATGATAATATTACTATTATTATTGATATAATCCTCTAATATAGCATTTAAATTAAAACTAACCTTATACTTTTTATAGTTATCATATTTTTCATTGTAAGTATTCCCTACTATGCAATTTTCAAGTATATCATCAAAACTAATCACTTTATAAGAGTATTCTCTAGTTAATCTATGTCTAAACATAGTTTTACCACTATTAGGTAATCCTGTTAATATTACTAATTGTTTTTGTTCCATGTTTTTATTCTTTTAAAAATTTTTAAAAGGATAACATACAGAATATTAAAAACTATTTAAACTGTTTAACATTATACCATAAATCTTTTTTTACAATAGTATCATCTTGCATAGTTAAATTAAGTATAACAACTGTAATAGGTGTAAATTTAATAGTTATACTTGCAGGGATAGTTATAATATATTCATTATTTACTAATTCACCAATTATATTTATATCTTCCATTTTTTCAAAACAGTTATTATTACAATTAGTATATATATCTACTGTTACACTTTTAACATTATCTGCAGAGGTTTTAATTATTAAAGTTTCTCCTGTTATCATTTTTTATATCCTTTATTTTTTAAATTATTTTTAGTATAATATTATATCTTAAATTAATAAGGAGATAAAAATGACAACACAAGAAATAAATGAATTATGTAATGTGATAATTCAAAATATAGATGTTTTTAGTGATACTCTAAAAAAATATATTGATAGTAAAGATAGTGAACTTAATAGCTCTATTGATAGTAAGATAACTACTGCAAAAGAGGATATTTTAAATCAAATTAGTGTTAATGCAGAGGATTTAAAAGCACTTAAAGATTTACTTGATAGTTTAGACGGTGAAGCAGACGGAGAAGTAAATTTACAAAATGCACTATTAAAACTATTAGATAGAGTTAATAAACTAGAGGAAGATAATCAAACTATTAAAAATGATTTAACTAATTGTCAAACAAATATTACTAATATTAGCAATAATGTTAAACTTAATAGTGATAATTTAAATGCAGTAGTTGAATGTATGACTAATATAAAAGAGGCTATTAGTATTGCAGAGAGTAAATTTAAAATAATTGGAACAGCAACTACTGATACTACTACTTCAGATACAACATCAGAGGATAATGCTCTATAATGACATTTGAAGATTACATATCTCTAACTCAATTAGTGAAGTTAGAGATAGATATACGACCTAATTCTACTATTACTATTAATAATGCTTTTAAAATAGTTAAAGATAGAGTAAATAGAGTTAGTAATCAATATAATATAGATTGTAAAGCATTATTAACAGATAATAGAGATAATAAGCAATATACTATATATTCAGATTTAATGGTATCTAAATACAATATGGATAGAGATATTATTGAATTAAATATAAGGAAAATAACTACTGTTACTACTTTAGATATAGATACAATTAAGCATAATAACGATATTGAAGTAAATGAATATAATGTATCTATTGATAATACTACTCCAAATATTGAAATAAATAGTGATAAAAATACTTTATAGGATTAAAATATGCAATTAAAAGATTTAAAGTTAGAGATATTATTTTTAAATCAGCAATATAATTATATAACTCATTTTAAAAATAGCAATAATGAAATCTTAAATAAAATTAGAAATATGCAAGATAAAGGATATAGTTTAACTACTATAAAAAAGTATCTATATTCACACCTAAAAGAGTTATATAAATATGTTAAAAAAGATATTGAAGATATGCAAAATAGTAATAATGAGTTAATTAAATTTGCATATAATTATGATAAAGATATTAATACCTTAACTACTTTTACTATGGGTATGAATTTAGATGATTTAATTAATGCTAAAATATACTATCATCTAAATTTAATAGTAAGAGATTTAATAATTAATGAACTAAAAGTAAATACTATTAAAAGAAAAACTTTAAATAGTATTACTTCTACCACTTATGATTATTTAAAAGCAGATAGACAGTATATTATTACTCAAATAGAAAAAAGTGATAATAATATAAAAGGGTGGTTATATAGTGCTATTTTAGACCGTAGAACATCTAATTTATGTATATCTCTTAATAATAGATTTTATAGTAAAAAAGTATATAAAGATAGGAGTAAATTACCATATATACCTAATGTAAATACTCACCCACATTGTCGAAGTATTTTAATTACTATATATAAGGGTGATAATATTGCAGATTATAAAGGTTTAAGTATTAAAGAATTTATTACTAATGAGAAATATGAAGTTAAAAAACTTATTGGAGCTAGAAAATATAAACTTATGATTGATAATAATTTAAGTTTTAATGAAATTTTTAATTATAAAAATAATAAATTTTATACAAATGAAGAAATTAAGCAAAAAATAAGAGAAAATATATTGAAATAATTGTAAAAATTTGATATAATTGCAAGGTGTGGGAAGATAAAGATATTTTATCAAATCCTTTAAATTTTATTTTTCCCCAAATTAGACTTCTAAAAGTAGTGTTATTTAAAATTTCCCTTTAAAACCTAATAACCCCACACATGTTTTTATCCTCAAATAACACTACTTTTAATAAATCCTTTTAACATTTCTTTCATATTAAAATTTTTATTCTCTAAAGATTTATAAACTTTTTTATCATCATTAGTAGCAAATAAATGAAATATATTAACTATCTTTTTATCTTTACCCCTTGCAAGTCTTTTATTTAATTGTAGGTAGTTTTCTAAATTATCTAAAGGACTAAAATATATTATATTACTCCCACCATTTTGCATATTTAAACCATGTGATATATTTGCATGGTGGACTAATAAATATTTAATCTTTCCATTATTCCATTTATTAATTAATTTATTAGCTATTTTCTTATTCCAAAGAGTTATATTTTTAATATTTTGTATGATTAAATCTCTTTGGAATTTAAAATTATATACTATTATAAAGTTTTCATTATCATAAGTTTCAAGTAGTTCTTTAAGTAATTTAATCCTCTCTAAATGCAATATTTCTACTTTATCGCCTACAATTAAACCACCTGATGATATTTGTAATAATTTAGAATATAATACACTTGCAGATTTAATAATACTATCTTCATCTAAATTATCATCAATATTCATTATAAAATCAGTTTTCATATCTTTGATAATTTTGATAATACTATTATTTAAACTATGCTCTTTGTAATAGTAGTTAATTTTATGTATATCTTTAACCTCAACATTAAAAGTAATCTTTTTTATTTTATTCATGATAGTTTTATCCATACCTTTTATTGGTTCGTAAACAGATTTTAAATATGGGTGTTTTTGCATATATTTATTTCTAAATTTAGTTATATAAGCCTCTAACCTTTTACCATTATCAAGTATATAAGTTTGAGACCATAAATCCATATATGTATTTGGATTTGGTGTCCCTGTTAAAAGTATTTTATACTTAAAATCTTGCTTTTTTAGGAGTTTTTTAATACTTTTAAATCTTACACTAGAGGGATTTTTAAATGCACTACTTTCATCTATAATTAAACAGTTAAATTTATTTCTATTTACCTCAACAAACCATTTAAAATTATAAATAGATATAGCTATAATATCTTTATTAGTATTTAATTGCTTTAATCTCTCTTTTGGACTACCCTCTACTATTTGCATAGATAAATTTATATTAAATTTATTAATCTCATCATTCCAACTGTATAAAATATTAGGGAATGATACTAATAAAATTTTATCAATATATGCAAATTCTTTTAATAATTCTATTGCATTTAAAGTTATTAAAGTTTTACCTAAACCCATATCTAAAGTTATTAAACTTGTAGGATTATTTAAAATAAAATTCCTACAATCTCTTTGATATTTATCTAATATATACATTTATTGTAACTCCTTAATAAATATATAACTCTTCAACAGCTCTACTAATAGCAACATACATATTATCACTATTAGGTATATCATTCTTCAATACAACAACTTTTTTATATGCCTTACCTTGTGCTTTATAGCTAGTAATAAACTGTGAATGTCTAGCAAAAGGTTTGAATTTTATAGACATATATTTTTTATAAACATTTGCTAAACTCTCTTTATCTTTGCTATTTAATTTATCCTTACGATACATTTCCCAAAGTTCTTTTTTAGATTTATTATATACTGACATTAAATTTTTAAGAACTTTAATAAAATTCTTAAATCTAATATCTAAAACTTTTTTATATAACTCATAATCTCCTACTATACACGCATTAGGGTATCTATCATCACCCCATTCATCATCTATATCAAATACTCTTAATTTTAAATAAATTTTTTCATGAATAGTAAAGAAATCTAAATCATCATCACCTAATAATTCCTCTACAATATCATCTAAATCTAATTGATAATTAGATACTTTTAATAATCTAACACTATCCCCATTATCATAAACTTTATCTCCGTTTTTGTATATTGGAGAAAATAAAACAACTTTAGTATGATTACTATATTTAATTAACTCTTTTTCCATTTTTGAAATAGCTTTATTTGTGTAGCCGATAATATAAGTATCTTCATCAAACATATTTAAATTAAATTTAGGGATATTAGGATTTAATTTATGTGTATCTCTAAACTCTGCAATCCATTGTGAAACTTGTTTATTAGTAGCTCTATAATTGTTTTTTAAATGTATATGTTTATCTACATATTTAGTATAATCAACCTTTTTATCTTTTACGGGTGGTAATTGTTCTAAATCTCCAAATAGTATCATTTTTGTATAAATTGCATTATCTAAAGTTTTAGATAGTAACTTTTTACCAACCATACTAACCTCATCTACTATTAACACTCTATCATATTGAGATAATTTATCTTCATCATCTGCAAAATTATCAAATATAATAAATTCATCTTCTGATTTAGCTTCAATATTTTTATTAGGTAGTAAAGAAAATTCAGAATGTAAAGTTTTACCCCCAACATTTCTACTTGCCATATTAGTAGGTGCAACTACATTATATTTGATTTTATTTTCATCAAATTCTTTTTTGATGTAGTTAATAATAGCAGATTTACCACTACCTGCTACACCTGAAATAAATACTTTCTTGTATTTATTACTCAAACATGCATTTATTGCTTGATTTTGATATTTATCAAACTCTATCATTTTTCAAATCCTTTTAAATTTTATGTTATAATTCATATAGATACTTATAATTATAACATAATGAACATTAAAATAAAATTTAAAAAGGAATATAAAATGAATTTACCAACAAATAATGAAATTAAAGCATTATTTAGAAATATTGCTTTTACTATAGGTAATGAAATAAGGTTAGAATATGAAAAATCAGGTGAATATACTAAACATGGTATAAAATATAAAAACTTACCAAATAGAAGTTCTGCACCTTTTGAAAGCCCTGCATTACAAAGTGGTAATTTACATAGTAAAATAGATGTAGAATATAAAGATAAAGTTTTAAGTGTTGGTAGTGATGTTAAATATCTAAAATATTTAGAATTAGGAACTAAAAAGATGAAACCTCGTAATGGTTTAGAAATTGCATATAATAATATAGATATTTTAGATATAATTGATAAAAAAGTAAAGTTATTCTTTAGATAGGAGATAATATGCAACTAAATAATTTATTAAATAAATATGGAAATAAAGTTATTTTATTTATAAATAATACTCCAATACTTGCATTTGTAGATGAGGTTAAATATAAAAATAATGAGATTACTATTTTTATATTAATGGAATATAAAATTATAGATAGTAATTTAAAGGTAGTATATAAAGGTGAATTGTATGATATTAAGGAGTATATTAACTATCATCATAGAAATAATCAATATAATCATACAGAGCTAATTTTATATAAAAAAGCAGAGGTATTAACTACTAAATTAAATAATTTAGTTATTTATAAAAATAATATTACTGTGGACGATTGCAAAGTTAATAAAGCAAGTAATATATTAACTATTACTGATAATTACAATATAACTACTATTAAAGCTAATGAAATTATTGGTAATGATACTATTATAGATAGTTCAATTACTCATAAAATTGCAATTAACTATATTTATAATTTAAATATTAGTAACATCTTAAGAATTAAAGATGATTATTTTAAAATTATAAATATAGAAAATTTAGATAATAGAAATAAATTTTTAATTTTAGATTGTGAAAAATATAGTGATAATGAGAGGATTTAAATATGTTTATAACTTATGAAGAAGATAAAGAAAATTATAATACCTATGTTAAAAGTGTTGATTTAGCAGGATTGGAGAGTTATATATTACCTAATTTATATACAGAGTTCAATACTTTAGATAATGCAACTAAAGATATATATCTATTTAATGCAAGTAAATTAATAGATAGTGAATATATATATTTAGGTAATAAATTAAATCCAATACAAGCTTTAAAATTCCCAAGAATAGGTTTAAATATAGATAATGAAATAATCCCTTTAAATGTAAAAATTGCATGTGTATTAAGAGCTATTAAATATCAGCAAGATATTAATAATGAAGATAATAAAAATATTAAAAGGGATAAAATAGGTAGAACTTTAGAGAGGGAATATTTTACATTTGGAGAGATAGATATTACCCAAAATAAAGATATTATTAGTAATATGATAGAGATTTATTTATCTCCATATATTACTAATATTTTAAATGTTTGCAGGGGGTAATACATTAACTATTTATAGGTTTTAAATTATAAAATTTAAGCTTATCCTCTAACATTTCAATACTATCAACATAAAAAGCTATACCACCTTTATTATTGATAGTATTAATCATAATTTGTTGATTAACTCTAGGTTTTTTACCTTTTTGTTTAACTTCAATAGCTACAAATTTACTATTGATACAGCATATTAAATCAGGTGTAGCACGGTTATTACTAACTTCACCCTTAATCACATAAGCATTGTATTTACTTTCTAAATATTTTTTAATTTTTGATTGTAAGTATTTTTCTAACATTGAATTTACCTTTGGGAGAATTTTAAAAGTAGTATTGTGATTAGTAGGTATAAAACCTACTATTAAAAATCAGGGTCTAAGAAATATGCTTCTTCTTCTTCATCAAGTTCAAATTCACTAACATCAACGGTCATATCTGCATTTAATCTTTCAGTAAGTTTAAGCACTTTAATACCACTTAAACTACCAAAAATACCCTTATTAACATTTTCAGTTAAAGCATATAAATCAATTATAACAGTTAGAGTTACACCCCTATATAACTGTTCTTCAACTAAATCATTATCATTAATATCAAATATATCCCCGTCTATATCATATATAGTAGGTTTATACTTGTTTTTTAAACTAACTACCCAACAATTTTGATAAACATCTTTATACTCAATAAATTGGTCTTTATCATCTCCATCACGAACACATGACTTAAATCTTTTACTTTCTTCACCAAGTTCAATACCAAACTTAGCCTTATTTACCACATTATTAAATGTTTTTTCCAATTTTCTAGAACTTGGACTATCTTTATCAATACATAAATTTATTGAGTATTTACCATTTTCATGGTCTTCAATATATTTACCGTTTTCATTGTCCCAACTAATTGGATTAATAATTGCTATCGTTTCAGCTATCCCAATAACTCTAACTCTTTCCTTAATTGTTTTAACTTTTGCCATGTTTTTATCCTTTTCATTAAAATTATTAAGTCAAAAGACTTAATAAAAGATTTATATAACCCTTTACTAAATCTTTTAAATTATTATAATATAAAGAACATTAGATTAAGTTTAAATATTATAATAGTTTAAAAGATTTTAGAGAATACCTTTTAATAAGGTATCTCTTCTAGCTCTTCTAATAATTCTTTTATTTCAGAATAAGCTTTAGGATAATTACTTTTTTTAATATCTCTAATAGCTTTTGATTTACCATATTTAAGTGATATATTTGCAATATCAATTCTATATTGTTGCTCTATTTCCTCATTATCACATAAAGATACTATATGCCTACATAGATTTTGAATATCAACAAAGTTAATATCATCTTTATCATTTTTTGGTATAAATTTAGTATCTTTCTTTTTCTTACTAACTGTAGTTTTAGTATTATCATCTTGTTTACTAACCTTTTTTGTAGATTTAACATCTTTCTTTTCTTCAGTTGTCTCTACTTTTTTTACCTCTTTTTTAGGTTTATTATTAACCTTTTCTTTAACTGTAGGTTTAGTATCTGCATTATCTACTTTAGGTTTATTCACTACTTTATCATTACTACCCTCACTTAACTTAATATAAGTATCAAGCATTGCTTTAGCTATTTTAGCTTCCTCTACACTATTTATCTCAAATTTAAAAAATGCCATGTTTTTATCCTTTTTAATTATTTTTTGTATTATAATTGTAACATAAAGAACATTAGAGTAAACTTAATTACTCTAAATAATCCTCACAAATATCTCTACCCTTACACCATTTACAGATATAACTATTAGGATTAGTAGTTAAAGTATCTGCAATAAATATATTATCTAAATTAGTGATAATGTTATCTTGAATAAATGTAACTAATTCATCAATATCTATATCTATATAACTCTCTCTACCATATTGATAAATACCAATTCTAATAGAACTAATATATTCTTTAGGATTATTATCAATATACTCTCTATATGCAAGATAAGCATAAATATAGAGTTGATGATTATCTCTAATAGTAACTTTAGCTCTACCTGTTTTTAAATCAACTATATATAATTTCTCATTTTCAATATCTATAGCTACAAAATCTATCTTTCCATATTTACTATTTTTAAAATATGGAGATAAATTATTTAAATATACCTCTTTTTCAACCTCTGCAATATTTGCATTTTTAGCAATAGATTTAATATAATAAACATAACCTTTTACTAAATTAATCTCATCTTTAGTAAAGCTATCATCTATTTCTAATTTAGGATTATTATATAATTCCTCTGCTAGTTGGTGCATTAAAATACCTTTACTAGCATATTCATTAGTAGTATCCTCTTGTGTATATTCATATTCAAATGCCTTGTAGCAAGTGAGTATTCTTTTACTACTACTAGGTCTGAACGCATTTATTAAATCAAGTTTATTCATTATTTATCTCCTCTCATATCGTATAAAATGATGTTATTATCAATTAATGTTTGAGTAAACATCATATTTAATTTAATCATCATATCGTAATTTTCATAATCTGATAATAATAATGGTAATAACATAGGGTGGAAATAACTACTACCACCATTACCAGCTTTTTTAATATAAAGTCGTTGGTTTGGTATTTTTTCTAATAAATATCTTAATACCATTTTACGGTGAAAATTAGAGCGTTTAGCAAATAATACTTTACCTAACTTAGACACATTGATATACTTAATATCTATACCCTCGCCCTCTTTTATATTATCAGGTATATATTCCATAAAATCACTTATTGTTAATGGTTTCTTACCACCCAAAATTTTAATACTTGCTATTTTTGATAATTGCTCCTCATTAAGAATAGTATTTACATCTATTTGTTGCATAATTTAATCCTTTCAATTTTATTTTTAGGATTAAATTATAACATATAGAACATTAAAATAAAATTATAGAATAGTAGTTTTAGAAGTAATTATATAACCTATATTTTCAAGTTCTTTAAGAGTTATATTTAAATATCTATCATAATCAATATAACTCTTAAAATTAGTATATTTATCTATCTCTAAATCAATAATTTTTACATTATTAGCATTAGCAACATTATTAGCAGTTTTTTTATAAATAACTCTATTATTTGCATTTTTAGAATATACATATCTAATATAATTACCTAATTGTTGAAAATCTTGATAATTAAATACTGAATTATCTATTTTCTTATATTCAGTTTTAATATCATTTTTATTGTAAATATCAAAATAATACCTTTTAACTAAATTATTCTTTTCTGCATACTCTTTAATATCAATACCATTTATTTTAATGCGTTTAGATTTAGGAATTACACCATATATAATATTACCTTGTTTATCTCTTTTAGGTATTTTTTCATTATATTTAATTACTTGATTATCTTCTACTAAAATAGCTCCACCTGTAACTTTTTGAACTGTTGCAAATTCTAATATATTATTGCAATTAAGTAATTTATTAAGTATATAATTTTTAATTTTAGATATATCATTTAATGGATAGCTAAAATCATTAATTAAATTTCTAATAGTTTCATATACTATAGGATATTCTATTTTTTTATGAATACTATTAACACTAGCTCCATAAATACCTTTAGCTTTAACACCATTTGAGTATTTAGCTACATAAGCGTTTACATCTCTAGCAAATAAAGATTTATACTCTCCATACTCCATAGTTAATTTAGTAGTCTTTTCCCATTTAGATACAATATTTTTAATATCTTCAAAATTATGAGTATCTAAATTATGCAATATTTCTATACCGTCTGTATTAGAACTAATTACTTCAATTCCTGCATATTCTAACCATTCTATTAATAGTAAAAGTGAAAATTGTCCTGTAAGAGTTACATTTAATAATGCTTTAGGGTCGTAGTATTTAGAGTTAATATCACCTAATTTACCATACATACCACCATTGAGAATAATTTTATTAGTCTCATTAATGATGATAGCATTCTCTAAAAGTAATTTTTCATTATTAGTTAAATTACTTTTATTTTTTAACTCTTTTTGTATCTTTTTTGCCTCTACTCTTTCTAATAATAAATTTTCTCCAAATTCTATATATTTATCTTTATCTATATTAGCAGGGGTAAATCCGTTTTTAAATTGTAGATTAGGGTAATAGCTTATGACATCTATATTTCTTAAATTTGCATTAGTAAATGTAACTACTCTTAATACCTTTTCTTTACTATGTAAACCACCTTTTTTAATAAAATAAAAATTATTACCTATTGTTATTTTAAAATTTTTAATAAAGTCTGGAATTGTTGTAGAACTACTATTAAAAGTATGTTTTTTTACTCTATTTAATAAATTTTGAATATCTTTATTTTTAAACTGCAAATAATTAGGTAAATTTAATTTAAATGACTTAATTTTACCATTTTTATAGTTATTTGTAGTAACTTTAAGTTTTAAGTTAATTAACTTTTCTCCTATTGTAGCTCTACCCATATTTAAGAAATTCTTAAATGGATTATAAATATCTACAATATCATCATATCTATTATTAAGTTTACCCCTAAACTCTAAATCTTTTAGTGATTTTTTATATAACTCTTTAGTTATAATAAGGTCATTTTTATTATATTCAATAATTTCATTAATTTGTTGATGTGTTAATATACTATCTGATTGATAAGGTAATTCTCTAATTTTAAGACCTAAATTTGACGCATAAAATTTTAATCCACCTGCATTATTTATTTTATATAAATCAATAGTTTCATAAATATAATTATTAGCGTTAAATGCACTTAAAATACTAAATATATTAAAATTAGTAGGTTTTAATTTAACTAATTTATCTGCAATAGATGATTTAAAATTAACTTTAATATCGTTAATTAACTCATCAGAGTAACTATCTTCAATTAATAAATCACTTATTAATTTTAATTGTTTAGCTGTTAAATTGCTATCAGCAAGTAAAATATTAACAAAGATATTATCATAACTAATACTATTAAAACCAACTAAAGTATTATCTTTAACTGTTGATAATAACTTATCTTGCCTCTTTTTACCAAATACTTCATTATCTCTAATATCAATAGATACATATTTATTATCTACTAATAAGCCAATTTGGAAGAAGTTTTTAAATACTTCAATGTCAAAAAATATTTGCATGTTATAATCCTTTCAATTTTATTTTAATAAAGATTATAACATAAAGAACATTAAACTATAATAATTTATTGAGATTTATTTAACTCAATAAGTTTGTTAATATAAAAACTTGCCTTTTTTAAATCTTCCAAACCATTTTTATATTTATAGCGTGTAACATACTTAATAATATTACCCTCTATAAAATTAAGGTCATTAGCAATAATGTAATCTAAAGGTTCAATAGAACCCTGTTTATAATGTTTAGGTTCTATTTTACTATCCATTCTTGTTTTAATCTCCTAATATCATTAAATGTATCAAACATATCATCTTCCATACTAGCTATATCTATAATGACACCTTTTTTAACCTTATTATTAATATCTCTTACAGAGCCATAACTGCAATATTTTAATTTACCTTGTTCTATTAATGCTTTTATATTTTTACGCTTTAACTCATATTCTAAGTCTGCATTATATGCTAAGAGTATTTGCTTTAATATCCTTGTAGGATTGGTAATTATTAACTTATCTTTCTTTTTAGTAATATGAATATTTGCCTCAATAGAACTATCTTTATCAACTAGATTAACTAAAGGTTCAGTATTATCAACCATATTTACAATAGTTTCATTGATACTATCTTCTACATTCTTAATATCATCTTTATTTACATAAGCTTTATTTGCAAATAATTCACTTTCCAACTGCTTTCTAATTTGCACTAATTTATATTTTTGCATGTTTTTATAACTGTTAATAGTATCAATAATTAAATCGTGATAATAACTTAAAATAATATTTCTAATAGTATCATCATCTATATTGTATTTATTAGTGATAGTAGTAATTAAATCCAATATAGTTTTATTTTGGATACTTCTAAAATCAAAGATATTTAATCTATTTTTTATTTGCTCATCTATACCCTCAAATGATAATGTTTTACCGTCTGCGTCAAGGAATACTTTAGCACCGACGGTAATATTAATGGTATTTTTATATAAACCTCTATATCTTAAATTACCTGATATTTCAAATAATTTTCTATTATATACTGATTTTTCATCAAAAATATTAAAGTAAGATAGTTTATAATCTTCAATAGGTGCATTATTTATACTACCACCATTTTTAGAATAATCTTCAATATCGCTGAACTTAGCTATACCAAGTTCATCAAAAATTGAGAAAAAATAACCTTTACCAAAATTGGTATTACCTAATAGCATTATATCCATACCTTTATTATTACTAAAAAATTTAGATAATAAAAGATATTTAGTTAAAGGTTCTGTAAGGTTAAAATAATGCTTATTAAATGCCTTAATAACGCCATTATAGATATTTTTATCAAGTTTTTTAGCATTATCTATATTAGATAGCATGTTTTTAAAATACTTACTTTGAGTATTTTTAATAACATTATCCTCATCATCTAAATTGTAAATGTTTGGATAAAGTATGCTTTCAGTAATAAATATCTCCTTATAATCACTCTCATGGAGTAATAATAGCACATCTCTTAATTTATTTAAATTGATATATTCCTTACTTCTATCTTTAGATACTATTTTAGGAAATTGTTTAATCATAGCTCTTTTAAATAAACTAAATTGATTATTTGCAAGAGGTATAAATAAAACAGTTTTAAATTCTTTGTCAAATGCAATTATTCTAGTAGAAGTATCTTTAATAATTTTAATTCTACTAAATATATCTTTTATAATATCATATTGTTGTTGGTAAGTTAAATCATGCTCTATCCAATCATCTCCAACTTTCATTTTAGAACTAATAATATCTCTATATGTAGATGAGCTACCAGCATATATATATTCATCATATTTACTATCAAAATATTCATCAGTAGTGATATTTTCATAGTATTCATCATTCCATATATTAGATAAATATTGAGTTAATTTTTTACTAGATATAGATTTACTATTATTAAGTTTTTTATATCTATTTTTTATCTCATCTTCAATAATATCATTAAACTTATTTTTACTAATATAAGGAAATGTAGATACTATAGATGATATTTCTTTAGTAGATTTATCTAAATTAGAGGAATTATTAATAATAGATTTAATCTGATTTAACTTACTTTCATAAGCTTCAAAATATAAACTACCTACACTTAAATTATCAGTAGGTAATACTTCCCATTTATCTTTTAATTTAGATATATCTTTCTCTGCATTATCTGCCTCTAAACTCCATTTAATAAATCCCTCTAATGTTCCACCACTAGCTTTATATGCACCTGCATAGCGTATCCAATTATGGTAATCTTCATTATCGCAATAACTAAGGAGTGTATCTAATTGTTCAGGTAATAACTCACTATCAAACTCTTCATTATTATCATTATCTATATCTTCATTAGATTTAGTATCTTCAGATAATAGTTTATTCATTTTAAATATTGTAAGGTTACTTTTATTAATACTTTCTTCACTAAATATACTATCTATATCTACTAACAGTTTATATTCTCCTATTTTATTATTCCCTTTACTGTCTTTAGTTTTTATACCTTTATTACTTGCAAGGAGTATATATCCATTTTTACTACTATTAGCATGTAAAAATTCTATATCAGGGTAATTTTTATTATATCTTTTAAATTCAGGTTCAATATCTGATATTAAATAACAGTGATACCCACCACTAGGTGATTGCACAGTTTTTACAAATTCTACACCTATATCTTTTTCTAATTTACTCAAACTATCTAAACCTTGTGAGCCTTTTTTAGTATCTACATCAATAATAGTTAAAAATTGCTTGACATTATCAAATTTTTTAGGTATAATAGCCATGTTTTTGTTTTTGAATTTGTCACTGTGGGTTTTATTCTTCCACTTACCCACAGCGATTTTATTACTATTAACTTCTATTAAAATCCCAAACTTATTAAATCTATCGTAAACTTCTTTATCAAATCTTTTCATCTTTAATCCTTTCATATTTTAAAAATTTTATAAAATATTAACATATAATTACTTAAAGAACATTAAAAGATTAAATATAATTATATGTTTTCTGCAATATTATAGAATATGTAAGCTTAAAAATAGAAATAAGAGGAAAATCTTAACTCACCTTTTAACTAAGGTAAGTTAAGATATGAAGAGTTAAGAACTATCTATTATATATAGTTTTCCACTGTATCATACCATTATGATTGTTAATAAACTCTATATTATCTAGCTCTTTTATAATACTCAATGGTAATTTAAAAAAGCAAAAGCCATTTTTTGTAACTTACTTGCAACACCTCTATAATATAATGTCATTTCAAATCCTTTAAATTTATTTTTGTATTGAAATTATAGCATAATGCACATTAAAAGTCAAGTATTATATATCTTAACAAATTCTTAAACCTACAATCTAATAAATTATACATTTTAGATAAGTTACAATTAAAATAGTGTAACTCTGCATAAAAACATCTATAAATCTCATAAAATAGGTATTTATAAAAGATTAAATTTTTGTAACCGTTTTCAGCATATTTATACACTCTCGTTTTAAAAAAGGGGAAATTCATGTTAAATATTGTTCTTTAATTTCCCCTTTTTTATTTTTCACTTTAAATAAGGTAAAAATGATATACAAGGTAACAAATGCTTATAAACACCGAAAAATAGGGGTTTATAAAGGTTTTAAAAAACGGTTACACGGAGTTATGTAACCTAAAAATATGGTAACATTCAATAAAGAGTTACATAAAATGCAATTTTATAGTGATAAATGAGAGGTATATTTAGAGCTTGTAAATAGTTAAGATTTGATTAAGTTACTAATCGTCAAATTGACGATTTGGAATTATTCTAAGTTTATATTTTTAACATTTATATAACCTCTCTTTTTAACAACCTCTGCAGTATTAACACCTTTAGCATTTAGATTAATATCAACACTGCTATTTGTAGTAGTAGGTAAGCTTTGAACATTCCATTTATTAAAGTAAATAGGAGTAGATTTTATAGTTTCTTTTTTATCATCTCCAATACCTATTTTAGCTTTTAAACTATCCCAACCCTTGCTAAGTTTATCTTTAATATTAGGTAATTTAAAATTTTTAACACTATCTATAATTCCAACTATTTTATTTTTAATACTTACTAAATATCCATATAATTTTTTAATAATATTTAATGGATATTCTAAAGCAGTAACTATATAAACACCTAATGCTTTAAAAATAGGTGATAATAATTGCACTTTATCAATTATCCATGTAATAACTTGTAGAAACTTATTTAAAATGAAAATAACAGCATTTAGAGCTAATCCTATAGTATAACCAACTATTTTAAATACTTCTCCAAATATGCTAACTTTAGATGAGGTTTCATTTATTTTAATGTTAGTATTAAATAAATGATTATATATAGATAAAAATACTTTAGTAACTGTATTCCAAATTATTTTTAATTTATTAATAATTATATTAAAAGTATTAATTAATTCATTAATACTAGATAAATCTATAGCATATTTAAATGCAGATTTAAACTCATTCCAATATTTATATAATCCATAAATTGCAATTCCTATTAATGTAATAGGTAAATTTATTAAAGATATAACTTTCAACACTGCTAATAATGAACTAATTAAACCACCTGAAACAATGCTTAAAGATAACATCATTAATTTAAATGTTAAGAAACTAACTAATAAGATACTAATTACACCTATTATTTTAAGTATTATAGATACTAATTTTTTATGAGTAGATATAAATTTACTAATCTTTTGCATTAATGGATTAATTATAGATAGTATCTTACTTGTTATACCTAATAATAAAGTTCCAATTTTTATAAATATAATATTTAGTAATCCTTTAAACTTTTCTATCTTTTTACTTACTGTATTTTCAACTTGTTGAAACTCTTTAGATACTGAATTATTCCAATTACTTTTTAAACTTATTTTATTCAATCTCTCTTGCAATCCGTCTAAATCATTTAAAAAGTTTTCTATTAAATTCTTTTGTTCACCTTTACCAAAAATAGAAGTAATTAAATTATATCTTTTATCTGCATTAGTTTCTTTTTTAATTCTTTTTAATATTGCTAATAAATACTCAAATCCTTTACCCTCTTTAATTGCAGTAGCTCCACTAATATTAAAAGGTAATTTTATATCTATACCTTTTTTATCTTTTAATTTAGCTACTAATTCTTTATTTAATTCACTTAAACTATTCATTATAGTATTTAAACTTGTTGCTGTTGTTTCAGGACTAACACCTTTTTCAACTGCAAAATTAATAAGAGTTGCTATTTCATTAGTTTTTAATTTACTCATACTACCAGCAGTTCTACTTAATACATTAAGCATATCTACCATTTTAGAACTAGATATATTAGTGGAATAGTTAAGCATATCAAAAAGTTTTTGAGTATCTTTAACTGAATAATTTAATTTAGATAAAGTTGCATTTAATGCTTTTCCTAATTGGTAGTTAGTTACATCAAAAGCTACTTTAGCTTGATTTGCAAGGTTAATATAATCTCTCATATCTTTTAAAGGTATCTTACCTGTTGCTATACCCTCTGCAGTAATTTTAGTTATATCTTTAACACTTGCTGAACTTTTACTAGCTATATCAAATATCATCTTTTTAATATTCTTTAATTGTTCATCTGTAAAATTAGCTACTTTTTTAACATCTACAAACTGTAATTCAAAGTCCATAGCTTGTTTAATTGGGATAGCAATAGTTGCACCTACAGATAAAGTTTTTAATGAATATGCTTTTATATCATCTATCTCTTTTTTAATTCTATCTTTATTTAATAGTTTTAATTTTATATTTACTGTTTTATCTTTTATACTATTTAAAGTAGAGCTATCTAATATAGTTTTTATTTTTATAACTCTATTATTTAATTTATCTAAATTAACCTTAGCATTTATTTTAATATCTTTTATTTTTGATAATTTAGCCTGTATCTTATTTAATTTATTAGTAATTAAATCATTTAATTTAATTGTAATTGCATAATTCATAATAACTCCTATAATTTTTTAATTTATTATAACTAAATTATAATTATTAAGCTATTTTTAATATAAGGAACATTATAATTTTATTATAAAAATAAAATTTAAAGGATTGTGATGATACAAATAGTTTTATTAGGTATATTACCTATCGTGTTAATTCAGTTGCATATATTTATTATGGGTTTAGTTGAGAATAAATATATGATTATTTTTATGGCACTTATGTTTTATATTTTGGTAATTGTTGCATGTTATTATTACTATGTGTTTTTTAAAACACTATTATCTATTATTTAAGGAGTTATATAATGAAAAAATTATTAATTAGTTTAATGGTTGTTAGTGCTTTAAATGCAAAAGTTGAGGTAGTTGGAGATGAGTTATATGAATTACAAACTATATTTGTAGTAGCTAATAAAGATTTTAATAGTAAAAATATAGCTAAATGTGAATTAGAAATAAAAGAATGGTTATTATCATATAGAGTTGGTAATAATGATTATAAATATATTGATAATATAGTTAACTGTCTGCATAAATAAAAATCTTCTAAAATAGAGTTAATATTTTATTAGCTCTATTATTTTAATTACTTCAAATTAACATATTTAATGATAGTAAAAAATATATTTAAATGCCCTAAAAGTGTGGTTATTAGTAATATAGAAAAGATACTTTAAAAGTATTAATATTGGTTAGAATATGAATTATTTAAGAGCTAACTTAATAGCTCTTATGGGTGTAAATTATCTATACCATAGATAAATAATTCAGATGTAATAAATACACCTAATGCCACTAAACTACTAATCACAATTACCCAAACTATATCAATTTTCATCTTTATTTCCTTTCATAAATGTTTTAATAAAGTGTTCTTCTTCACTTTCTATCTTTAAATTATCTATAACCTTTTCTGCGTGATGATAGTCCATATATGCAATATTATTATTACCAATTTTTCTATAGATACCTAAGTCTTTAAAAATCTTTTTCCATAATAAAATTGCATATTCTAAACCACGCCCCCCACCCTCTATTTTAATATTAGAAAATGCTTCTAATTTATCATATTTTTCACAAGTCCCCTCTTTAAATAATTTAAAAAGTAATTCTTGTGGAGAAATTAACTTACCGTAATATTTGCGATATAATTTATTTTCATCAATAGCCTTATTGAACTTTTTGTTTCTTTCTTTATAGTCCTCTATCAACCTATCTTTTTTATTTTGATAGTATCTGAATAATTTTTGCTTATGTTGATAAAGTTTATTTTTATATTCCTCTTCTAACTTAGGTTTAAGTTCTCTTAATTGCACTAACTCATTAGTTGCTTTTTCAAGTAAGTTTAATAGTTTAGTATTTTCTTGCATTAAGGCATTAACTACATTAGATACTTCATGTTCAAGACAAACTATATTTTGACCTACTTGATATGTAGGTATTTCTAAAGTTATTTTATCTTCCATTTTATTAAACCCCTTTATTATCTAATAATTTACTTTCTAAAATCTCTTCTAATGCCTTTCTTTTTTTATTCTCAATCCCTGCAATAATTGCATTTTTAGCCCCATCTATTGCCATATTAACCAACTCTGTATTTGTGCTAGTTAATTCATTTGTAGCACTAATAAAACCTCTAGTAGCTTGTGTTTGTTGGTGCATATTATTTAAACTAGATAGATAAGTAGTTTCATTATTTAATCTAATCATTCCTAGATTTTTATTCATATTTGCTATTTGCTGTGCCTCTATCTGCATTAAATTAGCACTTATTACACTATTAGCGTCAGCTATATTTCTAATACTATCTAGTTTCTCTAAATATTCTTGTTCAGTATTTTTATTACTAATAAAATCTGCAAGTAGTCCCATAAAACTAGCTATTTTAAAAAATATAACTAATATAAATAGAAATACTAATCTATTAAATTGCTCACCTTTCATTTCTTCATTTAATTCTTTTAAATTATTCACTTTATTATTTGCAATTTGAGATATTTGATTTGTTAAGTTATTTATCTTATTTTCAATATCTTCAATATCCTTTTTAGTAGTTTCTTCTTCTACTGTTAATCTTTTTAATTCTTTTCTAGCAGTATAAATATTTTGATTAATTTTTCTAATCTCTTTTTTATCATTTGTTTTTTCTTTAATATCAATAGCTCTTTGTAGTGCATTATTAAATTTATCTTTTTGACTATTTATATTTTCTAATTTTTTATTTAATAAATCTAGTTGGTTATTTAACCTATTGATACTATCTTGCTTTAATTTAATATTGTTATCTACAATATTATTTTTTACTCCACTAATAGAACTATTACTATTTAGTTCTTTAGTTTTTAAATCTTCTATTACTTTTTTAGAATAATTAGTAACCATTCTATAATTAAAATATATCCCAATACCTACACCAACTAACATAAAGAAAATTAAAATAAGTCTTGGTGTAGATTTCCACTTACTATTAACTAAGCCGTCACCCATTTTATGAGCCATACCAATAGCGATAGCAGTTATTAACATTGCTATTAAACCTATACCAAACACACCTATATCATTTTTTAATGTAGGAATATGATAATCTAAGTCATATATAGCTCCAGCTAATTCTGTAATAGCAGTAAGTATTAATCCTATCCAACCAATAGTGTGTAAAATTTTAATTGTTTGATTAATTCTTTTAGTGCTATTTATTTCCTTTACATTATCTATATGTTTACTTATTTCTAAATGTTCCTCTGAACCAATCGGTGCATTTGAAACCTTAGAAATAAGGTCATCTGCATTAGTAGCCTTATTTAATTTTTCAATGTTTTCATTAATTTTTTTGTTTATATCATTGAAGATATTTGTATTTTCCATAATTAAACTCCTTGATTTTGTATATAATAAGTTACCCCATAAAGGGGATTTAAGAAGATTTGAAGATTAAATTAAGTGTAGATTTTTAATTACTGTGTAAAAGAAGATTACATAGTAAACTACTACAACTACAAAATATACCACTTGCATTATTTTAAATAATAAAGTTTCTTTAAATACTATTCCAAATGGAACTAAAAGAAACCCTATTATTATTGGTAAAAATAATAGGAATAAGAAGATTAACATTAAAGTAATCCTCTTATATAACTAGCTGTATCATAATCAAAACTATCAATAGACCAACGAAAATCATTAATATTTTTTAATATAATTTTCAAATCTATATCTTTATTTAAGTATTTGACTATGTAAAATACTAAATCTACTATTTTTACTTTAGCAGGTGTTATTTTAGTTTCACTATTTTTATTATTTTTCTTTAGATACTCATCATACACTTCTGCTATTGACCAAAGTATATCTTCCAAATCTTCCTTAGTATCAATACTTACATTTAATATTCTAATTACCTCTTGTAATTGCTCATCTGTCATTTTTTTTAGAGATATTTTAGTATCTAGTTTACCACTACCTAAACCACCATATAACCACTGTGCAAACTCTTTGTTTACCCCTGCAATGTCTTGTAAATTCTTAAGAGATAAATCTCTTTTAACTTTAGGATTTTTAGTATCGACTACCTCTCGATACCATTTACAAGTCGCTCTAATTATTTTTGGTTTTTTTACAACCTTTGTCATTTTATTATTTTCTACTGTTGCCATGTTTTATCCTTTTCAATTTTTTTTTTACATCACAATAATATCTAATTTAAACTTAAAGTTTTATTAATTTTCTAATAAATTTATTAAAAAATTAATTTGTATGATATTTAAATGAGTAATTGGATAACTTAATTCTTTAATTATAAAATACCTTATATCCATTAATTGCATATTTAACTTTAAATTTAATATATCTATTACTTTAACTCTACTTGCATATTTTTTACTACCATTTTTAGATTTATATAATAAAAATAATAGTAATACTCTTTCATCAATAGATTTAAATTGCATATTGTTTAAATCTATATCTAATAATTTAACTATTTCCATTTTAATTGTGAATGATAATTGTTTAAATGAATTTTTAGTTAAATTTGGATTTAGTAGTATTAAGTTATCTAAATATTGCTCTAATTTACTATTTTCTTTACTCTTTGCAATACTAATTAAATAACTAAAACTAACTTTTTGAGGATATATCTTAAATATAGATTTATATAACCTCTTAATTGCAAGATTAGCCTTTTCACTTAATATATATCTAGTTTCTTTCATTTATCTATCCTTTAAATTTATTTTATTGTATTTATTTTAGCAATTTATTTTTTAAAATATTATTAAAATAAAAATAAAATTTTAATAAAAAATAAAATTTTTTTACATAGGTAAAATAAAAAAATTTTGGATAGTGAAAATTAAGAGTGTTTTAAAAATATGTCGCTTACCATAATTTCGGTAATTGCGACACTGTTTAAAAACGAAAGGTGAGTATAATTGAAGAAAATGAAAATTTTACCTAAAAATTATTTTGTAAAACTACCTAAATTTTTTATATTTTTAGATAGTTTTTTTTATCATAAAATTTCATTTTTTTAATATGTTTTTTATCTGTCCATATATTTATACTAAAGCCTAATTCCTGCATTTTTAGAGCAATATTTTTAGGTATAGGACTTCTAAAACTAAGATAATTATATACAGTAGGTAAACTTTTACCACTGTGTGTTATTAATGCGTCTCTTAAATGCTTGAAACTATTTGTATTATATTGCATAATTTAATCCTTATTTTTTATTAAAATTATACAATATTTTCTAATAGTTTTATAAAGAAATTATATCTTTTTTCTAACTCAAATTTAGGTAATCTATTATTAATTAAACCTTGCATATAGTTAAATCTATCTTCAATTTTAATATAATCATTTTTTCTATCTATATTATTTTTATTTAAAAATAGAAATATTGCAAGTGTGGATATAGCTTTATTTAATAGTAAATCAGGATTATTTAATAAATCAAAATCTAAATTTAATTTATCTATAAATTCAGTATTTATCATTTTATAATTATCTTTACCTGTTATTTGAATATACCCACGACCTCTATATAAATAACCCTCATTACCTTTATTTCCCATTCTATTACCATAAATGATATTTGCTATTTTTTGCTGACATCTTATATTATGACATGGTAGATATGGAAGAGCTCTTAAATATTTTTCATGTGAGAATATTTGTTTAAACCTATCTTCACTATATCTAAAACTCTCTTCTATAGGTTTATAATCACTTTCATATTTACATGTAGTAGTTATAAATGCTAAAATTTCAATATCACTTAAATCTATATTTAATAGAAATGTATTATATTTCTCAAATTTTTTAATATAATCGTAAAATTTAATATCTAATTGCATAATTTAATCCTTTTAATAGTATAATTTCTTATATATAGTATAACTCCTTTTTACTTAAATAGGTAATTTATTTACCATATTTAACATCTCCTTTTTGTTTGAATTATTTAATATAGGAACTATTAAATAATTCACTGCGTCAACAAGAGTATCAATAATATCATCATGTTCATGTGTATCATTTATAGTAAATTCATTCATTTCTTTTTTAATAGTAGGTATAAATGTTTTATTATCATCAGCATGATAAGTAATATATCCTTGTTTAATTAAATGTGATACATTACTAACCCTATATACCTTATCCTTATTTCTTTGAATATCTACAATATTAAAACCCTCTCTTCTTAGCATTTGTATTAAACTTGTTCCACTTGCTTTATCTTCTATATATGCAAGTGATAATTTAGGATATAAACCTCTATTATTTAATTCATTATAAGTCCATTTATTCCACATTAATTTAAAATTTAAAATTAAATTATAAAACTCTACTTTTTCACGGAATAAATCTATTAAAAATAATTTATTATCTTCAGTAACTCCTACAATTAAAAATACTGTATAATCATTGTAAGTTTTAGTTTTATTAGCAGTATCTGCAAATAAAACTACTTGTTTTAACTTAATAAAGTGTTTAGGAGTATCTTTAACCTCAACAAGCCAATTACCTCTTAATAATCTACTTTTAGTATCTAAAATTGGTTCTTGTTGTAACTGTGAATAAAAATAATGAGGATTATTAACTCTTTCTTGCAATAAATAATCTAAATTATATCTAATATCCCAACTAGATATAGGTTTTTTATTTTTAGTTTCTCTATCTACATTATTTACTATATTTAAATCTTTATTTAAAGTAATAGTTTCTTTAGCATATTTATTTATTTTAACTTCATTTATTAAAGCAGGTATTTTAAGTAAAGTCCATTCATTAAGGTATTTAGTTAATAAATGATTAGTAAAATCTTTAGTATGTAACCTTTGCATTATAACTATTATAGGTATATTTTCAGTAGCTATCCTACTTTTAAATACATTTTCAAAACGATTATTAATAAATTCTCTTTTAGTATTTGATAATGCGTCATCAGGTTTAAGAGGGTCATCTATAATCATAAAACCACTGAAACCACTTATATTAATATTCCCTGCTCTAAAACCTGTAATACCTGCACCACTTGCACTAGCTTTAAATACTCCACCTTGATTAGTTTTCCATATAGATTTAGAGTTAGTATCATCTATAATTTTAATATTAAATAATTCTCTATATAATACAGAATTTACAATTATATCTCTAATAATAGAACTATTTAATTTCACTAAACTATCATTGTAAGATATATGTAATATCTTACTTCTACTTTCTATAGCATAAGCTCTTAATGAACTAACTATAACACCTCTAAAGGTTTTACCATAACCCATAGGTATATTTATAATTAATCTTTTAATTTCACCTCTAAACACTTTATCCATAGTAGAATTAAATACATCATCAAAAGGAGTTTCAATATAATTACCCTCTAATTCATATGCAATAAATTTAGTAAAAGCATTGTGATTACTAATTAAATAATTTGCTATTTTAAATTTATTATAATCGTATCTCTCTGCAAGTTCTTTTATATATTCATTTTCTTCCACTAATTTTTTATCTAATTTAATATTAGTTTTTATATTATTTAGTGGAGATGAAAATATTATATTTAGATTTTTAAATATAATAGATTGAACTTTAAGATTAGAGCTAGTTTGTTCTAAATCTATTATATTTAAATTATCCAATATTAATCTTGCATTTTCTAAATTTATATTAGCATGTTTTTTAACCTCATCTACATATTTATTTTCTTTAATGTATTTTCGCATAATATCATCAAAATTTATAAGTGTAGATGATAACTGGAATAAATCATAGATAGTTATTTCATCTATATCTATATCAACATAATTCAAATATTGGTTTGTTTGTTTAATCAATTCAAATACTTTCATACTTAGAATTATATCAGAATTATAATTTTTAGTCACTATAATATCACAATTAATTTAGTAACTTAATCAAATCTTAACTATTTACAAGCTCTAAATATACCTTACATTTATCACTATAAAATTGCATTTTATGTAACTCTTTATTGAATGTTACCGTATTTTTAGGTTACATAACTCCGTGTAACCGTTTTTTAAAACCTTTATAAATCCCTATTTTTCGGTGTTTATAAGCATTTGTTACCTTGTATATCATTTTTACCTTATTTAAAGTGAAAAATAAAAAGGGAGAAATTAAAGAACAATATTTAACATGAATTTCCCCTTTTTTAAAACGAGGGTGTATAAATATGCTGAAAAAGGTTACAAAAATATAATCTTTAATAAACACCTATTTGATGGGATTTATAGATGTTTTTATGCAGAGTTACACTATTTTAGTTGTAACTTATCTAAAATGTATAATTTATTAAATTGTAGGTTTAAGAATTTGTTAAGAATTTTAATATTTAAATATATATGATATAATATTCTTAAAAAGGAGTTTTAAAGAATGTTTGATTTTAAACTATTACCTACTACAAATGATATTATTATCAATAATGATATTGAAATTACTAATGAATTATATACGCATATATTAGTATCTCTCTTTGCAAATAAGGATATAGATATTATTCTTGATGAAAATGTAGGTAGTGATTTATATAAATATTATCAATCTAAAATTACTACAAATACATTAACTAATATTAAGAATAGTATTAAAAATGCTCTAAATCAATTAAATTTAGACTATAATTTAGATATATCAATAGTTAAAAATAGTATTCAAATAAATGTATATTTACTAGATGTATCTAATAATAATATTACTAAATATACATTTACTATATAGGAGTTATTAACATGCTGATTACTTATGATGATATTAAAAGAGATTTAAAAAATGAGTTCTTGAAACAGTTTCCTACTGTAAAAGTATTTGATAATAATACTTTTATATCTATATTTTTAAATATAATTGCATTTGGTATATATAATCTCCATAAATCTATTTTATTTTTACTAAAACAAACCTTTGCAAATACAGCAGATTTAGACCATTTAAAATTACAAGCTACTAATAGATTAGAATATTTACAAGCTACTAAATCAAGTGGTAAAGTATGTATAAATGGAGATATTGGAACTACTATAAACAGTGGAGAGATATTTAATTTAAAAAATAGTAATTTGCAATTTAAACTTTTAGATAATGTAACTATAAATGAAATTAGTTATTTAAATGTTGATATAGATAGTATATATAGTTATGAAAAGATATGTAGTATCAAATTTAAAAATTATACCTCTTTTATAGTTGGTATGAGTATTACTATAGAAAATGCTACTATTAATGAATTTAACGGTATATGGACTATAAATAAGATTATAGATAGATATACTATTGAAATTACTATAAATGATAGTTTACTATTGCAAGAGGATTTATCTAGTAGCTCTATTAAAATTAAAGCTAATATAGGTATTGGTAATATAGAAAGTGTAGAAGTTGGTAAAATAAATAATATATCTCCATTTTCTATATTAGAAAGTTCTAATCCAAATATAGATTTTGTAGGTATTAATTATAATGGATTAACAGGTGGTAGAGATAATGAAACAGATGAAGAGTATAGAGTTAGATACTTGCAATTTTTAAGAGAGCCACAGGCATTTTTTAATGCAAATTGGATTAAATATAAAATATTAGATAATTTTCCTAAAGTTACTAGGGTTGATATTTTAGGAAATGAAGATGAGGTTAATATATATGTAATAAATACTAATGCAATAGATTTAATTGTAGATACTAATACTATTGATAGTATTAAAACATATCTATTTGATACATATAAACCTATTAATCTATCTACTGATAAATTTAATGTATTAAATCCTACACAACAAGAAATTAGCTTTAATTTACTTAATATTAAACCCTCTCCAAATAATGCTTTTAAAGATGTAATAAAGCAAGAATTATATAATTATATTATTAGCTTACCAATAGGTGGATATATGCGATTAGACCTATTAAAAGGGTTTATTTATAATATCAGAGACTATGAAAATAACTACTATATAGATAGTTTTGATATATCACTAAATAATGATGTAGATATAGCATTAGGTAGTATTTTAATACCTAAAATAGAAATATTATAAGGAGTGTAATTATGATATGTGAATTAATAAAATCTAAATTATCTTGTAATAATATTGCATTATTTACAAGTAAGATTTATAATAATATTGAATTAAATATAAATAGTGGTGTAGGTGTATTAAATGGATACAATGGAGAAATTGGAGATAGTATTAGAATTTGTGCTAATAATAAGTTTGATTGTGATGATATTAATTTAATTAGCAGTGATTTAATCTTTACAACTCATATTTTAAATACTACTAATAGTTTTAATTTTAAATATGAGTATATTGATTTAAATATGCAGGTAGATATACTTAATAAAATAAATATAGTAACTATTAGTAGTGAAACTATTGCATTTGAGATATTTAAAAATAATCCTACTAATTATATTTTTATTATCCCTACTATTAAAAAATTAAATAACTATGATAGTGCTAATATATCTTTAGAGCAATATTATAATATTTTAATTTATTTATACAATAGAGAAGATATTAATAATTTTATTCACATAAATACTATAGATATTATTGAAAATGAGATAATAAATATTTTATTAAATGCTAATTATAAATTTAATAGTAGTGAATTTGTATTTAATACTCAATATACACTAATTAAAAAAATGCAAATATCTAATAAAATAATTTTAGATAGATATAATAATGAATGCTATAATCTTACTTTAACTAATCCAAATTGTGTATAATTTAACTAAAATTTTTATATAATTTTATTATAAAAATTTTAAAGGATTTATAATGAAAATATCAAAGGGTTATAATAAAAGTATAGCTTTACTAGCATTATGCAGTGGTTTATTAATTAGTAGTAAAGATGTATCAGCATATAAAGATATTAGTGATATATTCTTAAATATTGCAGATGATATAGTAGCATTTACTAAAGGTAAACATAATTATAATATCTCTAATATTAAATCATTTTCAGATAGAAAAGTTAGGGAAAGTATGAAAGAATTAGAAAAAGAAGAAAGTATCAATCCTTTACTTTTAACATGTAAGTTAATTAGAAATATATATGAAAATGATAAAACAAAGAGTGAAATTAAAGAGTTCTTAAATACTATTATTGATAATGTTAAAATACTTGAAAATATCATTAATAGTAGTGTAGGTAATAAGTTTTTAGCTTTAAAACTTAATTTAAGATATAGAGGTTTAGCTAATAGAATAGTAAATATATATTTTTCATAAAGGAAATATTATGAGTGGGATAGATTGGTTAATATTAAAAGATTTTGATAATGGTATCAATATAAGGAATTTAACAAGGAAATATGATGTAAATAGTGCATATATTAAATATGTTATATCTACTAAAGGTAATGTAGAGCTTATTAAAAAAATGAGGAATAGGCGAAGTGATACAATTATTAAAAATGAATTATTGGATAAATTTTTAGATTTGTATAGTAGTAATATAAAATTAAGAGATATTGCAAATCAATTATATCTTACTAAAAATACTATAATATCTACTATCTCAAATAGAAAATTAAAATTGAGAGATATTGATAAACAAGAAATTGATAAATTGTATAATAAATTATTCAATATTAGTAGTATTGCAAATCAGTTGTATTTACCTTATCATCTAGTTAAGGATTATTTAAATATTAAAAAGAATAATCTAAATATTAAAACTATCAATCCTTATTTTTTAAAAAGAGGTAAAATATCAGACGCTTATATAAGTTTTTCATAAGCAATATTTGTTTATAATTTTATTAAAAATTTAAAGGATAGAAACATGAAATTACTTGTAATCAGCAACCATACATTAACAAATGAGCAAATTAGTGACGCTTATAAAAGCCTAAATGTAGATAAAATAGAATATCTACCTTATGAGTTAAGAGAACTTTGGGGTAATATTAATCCCGAATATAGTGAAATAGAGGTAGAAAGTTATATCCAACCTATTGAAGATTTTATTCATGAAAATGTAAATGTTGATGATTATGTATTAGTGCAAGGTGAATTTACAGCAACTTTTTATATTGTAGATAATTTATTGCAATTAGGTGCAACTCCTATAGTAGCTACTACACAAAGAGTAGTTAAAGAGGTTCAAAAAGGTGATAAAGTTGTTAAAACAACCGAATTTAAACATATTAGATACAGACCTTATTTTATTTAATTCTTCTCTCTAAATTCCTTTTTTAAGATATTATTGTTATAATATATCTAAAAAAGGATATATTAATGCCAAGTTTACAAAGACCATCAATAACATTAAATATATCTCCTAGCATTACTAAACCTAGTATAGAACATAGAGTTTTGATTATAGGTGAAATTGGAGATACTAGCACAGTAGAAACAAATAAAGTTATCAAAGATATTCAACTTACAGATATAGATATATTTGGTAAAGATAGTCAGTTATATTATGCAATTCAAAAGTTTAAATCTATAAATAAATTAAATATTTTAGATGTTTTACCTATTGCAAAAGGTTCTAGTAAATCTACAAGCGATATTACTATTACAGGAACAGCAACTAAAAATAATAAATTAACTTTTACATTAAATAATAATTTTGTTGAGGTTGTTGTTAATAATTCAGATAGTGATATAACTATTGCTACTAATTTAGAAAGTGCATTAAATGCAAATAGTTACTTTACTGATGTATTTACAATTAGTAGAACTGATAATAAAGTAACTTTAGAAACTAAACAACCTAGTGCTACATTAAATAATCAAACAGGAGTTATTACATTAGATAATTTAGATAATGGTATTACAAATACTATAAGTTATTTTAGTGGTGGTGCTAGTTCTACACTCCCTGATAATTATTTATTTGATATATTAGATGAAAGATATAATAGTATCATTTATGATTATTCATTGGGATTAAATGCAGTTAGAGTTTATTTAGAAGCTCAATTTAATTTACTCAATAAAATTAATGATGGTGTAGGATTTACTACAATTAAAGATACTTTATTTAATTTTAAATCTATAGTAAATAGTCAAAATTATAAAACACAAGTTATTTTTGGAAATATTTGTCAAATGGATTATAATGTATTTTCATTAGTTGCTACATCTGAAATAGTAGCTATAAGAGCATTAAGATTAACAGATAAAGCAACTATAGCTAATTATGTATCTCAAAATATAGAAACTTTTGGTGGTATTAGTTTAGCAAGTTTACCATACTTTAATACTCCTTTATCATTCCCTAAACCTAATGGTTGTATTAATGAAGAGGATTTAATTAATGTAATTAATGCAGGTGGTTCATTATGGGTAAATAATGGTATTACTGTATTATCAGAAGTAGTTACTACTTATAAAACTAATAATCTTGGTGATGAAGATAAAAGTTTTAAATACCTTAATTATGTTGATACATTATCAGTAATTAGAGAGTATTTAACTATTGGTCTTAGAAAAAGATACGCACAAGTAAGGCTTACAGACGGTAATTTAATACCTAATAAATCTATTACTAATAAAGGAGCTATCAAAGCAAGTATTATTAAATATTTAAATGAACTTGCAGATTTAGCATTAGTTAGAAAAGGTTTAGATAAATTTATTAGTGATAATTTAATTATTACTGAAGATTTAGAAACAGACACAATTACATTTAATTGTAAAGTTCCTATTGTAGTGCAACTTAGAAATATTCAAGGTAATATTATTGAAGTATTAGAGATTGAAAGTAGTATATAATGGTTGTTGAAACTAAAATTAAAGAGATTAGTTACAATAAAATTAAAGATACTATTACATGCACTATAACTACTAAAAATGGTAATAAAGTGGTTGGTGTTGGAGATGAGAAGTTAAAAGCATATAATAGTGCATTAAATAAATTAAAAGGAGTTAATTAATGGCTGAACAAATAATAAGTAATCCACAAATTATTATAAATGATGAGTTAATTGCATATACACCAAGTAGTTTAAAATATGTAAAAAATACAGCTAAAACCAATATTAAATCACTTACTGTTGGTGGAGAAAGTGCTATAACTGTGCATAGTAAAGATATTACAGAGGCTGTTAGTCAAGTAACATTTAGTTTTAAAGCTACTACTAGAAATATAGAACTTTTAGATTTTTGGGTTAATAATACTGCTAAAAATGTTATAGAGTTATCTAGTAGTGATGGTGTTATAGCTCTTGCATTTACAGGTATGAGTATAGAGGAAGTGCCTGAAATGGATTTTGGAGCAGATAAAGATATAGAAGTTACATTCAAAGGCGACCCTATTATATAAAGGAGTAAAAATGCAAGATGAATTAATTATACAATTAAATAAACCTATTAAAATAGCACATAATGGAGACCTTAGAGAAGTGGAGATATTAAATATATATCCACCTAATATTAAAGGTTTTAATTTATATGCAGATATTAAAAGTATTATCACTAAATCAGTATTAGATATGCAAAATAAGGTTAATTCTAATCAAAATATTGAAAGTGATGATAATGAAGATGAAAAATTACCTTTGGAGTTATTTTTAGCTACTAATACACTTAATTCATTAAGTGAAAAAGTTAATAAATATTTATTTAACTTTGCTAAATTTGACGGAGAAATAGCAGTTAATAAAAATAATATTTTAAAATTATCTATTAAAGATTATAATAATATTTTAGAGCGTGTAAGCTATTTTTTATTTCAAATTTAACTAATGCTACTATTGGCATTATAGAAGATATGATATTTAATATATCTCTCTATATGCAAGGTGGTATTAGTTATGAATATTTGGAAAATATAAGCGTATTAAAAGTGCAGAAATTATACAAAAAATGTAAAAAGCATAGTAAAGAGATTAATAAATCTTAAACTATGCTAAAAGGGAGTATATGAAATTATTGGAACATATAGATTTAACTCAATATTGGTTAAGTGGTAGATTTAATAGTTTAATTACTTGTAAGGATAGTAATATATATAAATTTTTACAAGTAATTAACAATACTTTAAATAATGTAATTGATAAAATTAATAATATATATCTATCTATTTACCCATGTTTAGGTGTTAAATTACTTAAAGAACATGAATTAGAATTAGCGATACCCGATAGTATATTTAATGTAGATAGGGATATTTATAGATTTACTTATAAATTCCCGATACCTTTTAGAGACGGTGATACTACAAGTGGATATAATCCTATTAAAATACGCCAAATAGATGTATTTGTTAAAAAATACTTAATGCAAGATAATAGTGAAATAGGATTTAAAAGAATTGCAGGGTGTTACGGTCACAGTCTTAAATTTGAGATAGAAAGTAAAGATAGACATTTAACATTCCCTTATATATTCCCTATATGTTTTCAATGTGCTAAAAGTGGTAATACTGTTAAAATTACTATATATGGTAATCCTAGTATTATTCTAGTGCAAAAATTAAGTTTTATATTTAATTATATAAAAAGGATAGATATGAAACTTATAATAGTTAAAAGTGAAGATGATAATATTTATAATCCTAAAGATTATTGTCCGTGTAAGGAATTTAATGATTAATTTAATATTATTTATACCATTTTTAATTATAATAAGTTTAATGATTATAATTGGTTCAATTATAGTATTTTTGCAAATTTTATATTATTTATTAAAGGAGTTTTTAAAATGATACAATTATCAAATATGGTTACAGGTTCAGAGTTAACAGCTACACAATGGGATAATCACAGTAAAGAATTAGAAAATGTAGTTACATTTGCAGGGTTAAGTCTTAGTGAAAATGAAAATGATTTAGCTAGAGCCATTGATATATTTAGTAAATCTAACATTTATGACACTACAAATAGTGGTAATGATTATACTATTATAAATAGAGGTTTATCAGTAGAAGAGTTAAAAGCTGGTATGATTGTATTTGTAAGATTTAATAAAGCAAATACAGATAGTGTTAGATTAGATTTTGGTAGTGGTTTTATTAATGTAAAAAATGCAGATAATAGTTATTTAACAGGTATGAGATTTAAAGATGGTGCTATTATACCTTTATTTTATAATGGTAGTGATTTTATATCTACTATTTATTTATATAAATATATTAATAATAATATAAACGGTTATTTTAATTTTGTTACAGATAATAATGCAGTTATAAGTCCTTATATTGAGTGGAACACTGATTATTTAGAAAATCAAACATACAAATTATTAATAGTTAGGGGTAATATAGTAAAAGATTTTTTAACTTTAGAAATAATTTTATTCGTTGAGGGTGATTTAAAAGATAATGACGGTAATGCTGATTATATAAAAATTGATATAAATAAATTTTTTAATGATAAATATAATTATGATGTTAAAATATCTAATAATCAAACAGGAACAGGTGTTATAGTTGCAGAAAATACAACTATACCTTATTTATATTCACCATGTCCTATTTTATTTGATGTTTGGGAAGATGGAACATCTTTTAGTAATAAATTAATTACAGATATGGGTCACAGAGGTTGGATATGGGATAATGCAGTTACTACGCAATATAATAAATTAAGATTTTATTTCCAAACAAATGTAAAAATAGAGGTTGTATAATGGCTATTGATACTATTAGAGATATTGCAAAATATACAGAGTTAATTAAAATTAAAGATTTTTATAATGTTAATAATCCTTTTAACTATTTAATTAAATGGGATAAGGAAGATATTGATAAATTTGAGTGGCGTAAAAAAGTATCCTATCTAAAAAATTTCACTAAACCTATTGTAAATGGATTAGTGAATAGATTATTTATTAAACAGCATATTTTTAATATCTCTAATGAAGAGTATTTAAAGGATATAGATTTACAAGGAGATAGTTTAAAAGCATTTATTAAAAAAGCTACTATGTTAGCTATTAGAGATGGATTATGTTTAATTTATGCAGGGACTAATAATAAATTTGTAAATATTAGTAAATTAGATGAAGAAAGATATAATATAAGAGGATATTTAAAATTATATGAATATAACCAAATAGTTAATTATAGATATTCAAATAATATTCTCACTCAAATAGTTTTACAAGAGCAGATATTTATAAATGATGATAAAGATGAATATAATACTATTGAAGTCACTAAATATATTAGATTATTTATAGGTGGTGGAGAGGTATATATTAAAAATGGTAATAAAATTGAACTAATTGATAGTTGGAATAATAATTTAAGTTATATACCTATTACTATATTCTATGGAACTCTTGATTATACTAATTTAAATGCAAATAGTATTATAAAAGATATAGTAGAATTAAATCAATCACATTATAATTTATCTAGTGGATTAATGAATATATCACATATAGTTTCTAATCCTATACCTATTTTATATGGTCAACCTCAAAATTTAGATAGAGACCTTAAATTAGGTGTAAATAGTGTAATTATGTTTCCTACAGCTCAAAACAATGCTTTTAAATTTGAATGGGTTGAAGTATTAGGAAATGGTGTAAAAATTGCAGAAAGGGAAATAGATAAATTAGAAGAGTATATAATATCTATATCTTTTGATATTTTAAGAGTGGATAAAATAAATACAGCAACAGAGGCTATTATTAAAGATAATAATAATAAATCTATATTATCTACTATTGCTGATAATTTAGAAAGTTCTATAAATAAAGCATTATCTATATTAGAAACTTTAACTAATACTAAAATAGGTAATATAGAGATAAATAAAGATATTGATAGCACTAGATTAAATGCTGAAAGTATTAAAAATTTAATTGAACTTCGTAAAAATAATATTATTTCAACTGAAACTATTTTAGATAGTTTAATGAAAGGTGAAATAATAGATAATATAGATATTGATAATGAATTAGCTAAAATTCAAAGAGATATGCAATTAGGTATTTAATACTTATTACATATCTTAATTAACCTTTTATACCTCTCCATAACTTTTTTATTCTTATATTTTTTAGCATAGTTATAATATTTTAATAACCTACTACATTTATTTTTTATAGGGTTGTTAAAATCTTTATGATTTATATCTGCATTTAAAATACTTACTATAATTAATAGTATTCTCACTTTTTTAACTCCTTTTTGAGATATTATATCTTAATAAATATATTTTTAATTTTAGATATAATAGATATGTTTTTTACTTAAGGAGTTCTTAAATGTTTAAAAAAGATATAATAAAGATAGTATATATAATCTTAATAGTAATATCTATATTTATATCCTTATCTAAAAATAAACAAACGATAATTGATATAAATATATCAAAAGAGGGTTGTGAAATAATAATAATAAAATAAAAATATAGGTATAATTTAAATAAAAACACAAAGGATTAATAAATGCTAGATTTAAAAGATATAATACAAGATGAAGAGGTATTAAAACAAGTTAATAGTATAGTAGAGCAAGAGATTAATAAATATAAAGAGGCTCAAAGTAAGCAGATGAATACTATTAATGAATTAAAAAAGACTATTGAAAATAAAGATAGTGAAATTGCAAGTATTAAAAATATAATAGGTATAGATAAAGATACTCCTATTAATGAAGAGTTAATTAAAAGTAAATTTGTAGAAAATAATAAAGATTTAACTAAAATTGAGGCTAAATATAATGAAATTATCAGTGAATTAAATAAAAAATTTGAGGCTAAAGAAAATGAATATAAACAGCAGTTAGAAACTTTAGCTAATGAAAAGCGTAATCTTATTTTAGAGGGTAAAATTAAAAATATACCTAATATAAATCCACAAGAGGGTGCATTAGAGGATATAGTTAGATACCTTAAAGAGAATGCTAACATAGATGATGTAACGGGTAATATTATTTATAAAAATGGAGATGATATTATTAGAAATGATAAAGGTTTACCACTTACTATAGAAGAGAAATTAACTCAACTTAAAAATACTAAAAAGTATTTGTTTAAAACAGATGTTCAGATAGATAAATCTACATCTATACCTAATAATCCTATATATTCAAATAAAAATAGTGATTTCGCTAGTAGAATGAGACAAAGAGCTTTACAATTAGGTATTAGAACATATTAAAAGTGGTATTACTTTACCACTTTATTAATTAAATACTTTAAAATATTAGAAGTATTATTTAATAATAAATCCAATATACTCTTACCAAATAATCCCAGCATAAAACCTACACTAGGTGTTATTTTAGCATTATCTAAACCTTTAGATATTATAAATAAATCTATTATTGGAATTATATATAATGCTACTGTTATACTTATAAATATAATCATTAATATATATTTTATTCTAATTTTATTATTTTTATAAAAATAATATACTAATGCACCTAAACTAACACTAAGAGTAGGTTCTATTATACTTAATATAAAATTTATAGTAATAATAGTTAACTCCAAACTATCAATATCATCTAAATTATCAATATGCATGGTTAAACTCCTTATTTTTATTTTAATTATACCTAATTTATTAAAAAATTACAAAAATAATATAAATTACTTGACTTTAAATGTTCATTATGATATAATAAGGAGTAAAAATAAAATTAAAAGGATTAAAAATGCAAATCACATTTACAACTGAAAGTATTAGAAAAGATATACTAAGTCAAGAGGTTATTAAAACTATTGCTAAAAGTCTTGAAGAAAAAACTGCTACTATTAGTAATAATGAATTAAACAAAGCTTTAATAGCTAAAAATGAAGAGTTAAAAGCTACTATAAATAGTTTATTAAATGAAAAAGAAGAATTAATTAATAGAGTGCAAGAGTTACAAACAGCAAATGAGGAATTAGTTAATTTAAATAAAGAGTTAACTAATAAAACATCTAGTGATAATAATGAAAGAGTATCTAAACTTGAAGAGGAAATTAAACATCTCCAAACTATCATTAGTAACAAAGATAAATTTATTGCTAAAATGAATGAAGAGTTAAAAGCAAGTGAAGATGTTTTAAATAATGATACAGAAAAGGCAATTACACAAACTAAAGTTAGTGAAAATGAAGATACTCCTAAAAAAGATATTGCAATATCTAAAGTTGTTAGTAACGAAGTGCAAGAGGAATTAAATGATAGTTATAAACACAACATATACATTAGATTTAAAGAACCATTGAAAAGATATTTAGGAGTTAAGAGAATTGGAGAAAAGAAAGCAATTATAGAGTTACAAAAAATATCTAAAAATCTTAGTATTGACGGTTTAGAAAATTTCTTCAATACTAAAAATGAAGATACTCCTAAAGAAGATATTGATATTGAAGCAGAGCTATTGCAATTTGATGAAATTAAAGATAAAATTAAAGAGGGTAAGCAACAACCTCTAAATAAAAAATTTGATAATTTTGCAAAAAGGTTTAAAGATGAATACAATAAAAAAGCTACTAAAAAAGCAGTTAGTTTATTCATCAAAGATAATTTAGAAAAACATTATCCAAATAGTTATAAATTAATAGTAGATACTAAAGGATATAATTTTAGTGGTTTTAAATCAGCAAAATATATTTATGAAGCAACAGAAGATATTTATAATACTATTGTAAATGTAATTAATAAGCAAGTTGAATTAAATAATACTAACTCTTTTAAAAATAGAGTATTGGAAGAGTTAGATGATTTATATCATGATGATATTAAGTTTGATGAACTAACTATAGATATTGATGATGTTAAAAAAGTTGAAAGTGAATTAACAAATGAAGATTTTAAAAATGATGATGAGTTACAAAAACAATTCAATTACTACTATAAGCTTTATAATAATAGTAAATTATATCAATATCTTAATGCTAAAATTGCAAGTAAAATAAATGTAAATGAAGATATTGATAATAAAACTCTTATTAAAACTATCTATAAAACATTCATTAATAATGATATTAGAAAAGCAGTAGTAGAGTTTATGCAAGAGGAAAAGTTAGATAGTATCTTAAATCTTAATAAAGAGCAATTTAATAAGTTTCAAGATTTAATTATTGAAAATATGCAAGATGATACATCTACTACCTCAACAGTTCAAAATCTATCTAATGAAGATAGTGAAGTAATTAATCAATTAGATGAGTTCTTAAATAATGATGATATTCAATTTGAGGATTTAGATATTAGTTATGAGCAGGTTGATAAATTATACTATAATATAAAAGAGTATAAAGCAGATGATGATAGTGAATTGGATAAGTTTAGAAACTTTTTCACTTATTATGCTAATTTTGCAGATACATACAATTTTGATAAAGAGTTATCTATAAAAGAAAACTTTAAAAAGTATGTTAATATTGATGAAACTCCTTGCTTATCTGATTTAGATTTATCTAATAGTGATTTAGATATTGAGTTAATTGAAGATTTTAAATCTAATCCTAATAAATATAGTGATAGATTTTATTCAGCAATTATATTAAAATTAGGATTAAAGGATATATATAATAAGGTTATTACTAAAGACTTCAATTTAAAAACAAATACTCCATGTGAAATATTGCAAAAAGTATTATCTATATATTTAGATAATACTAATCAAAATGTAAGAGATGAAATTGAAGTATTAGATGAGAAGTATAGAAAGTTGTATGAATATTTACAAGTCAATAACTTTGATATGGAAAAGATGATAGAGTTAGGTTTGATAACTAGAGATTATGAAATGCCTGATGATAGAAAAAAAGAGTATGATAGGTTAATATCTGATGATAATCCTACATATCAAAAAGTGCTTAAATTAAAGAGAAGTTTGAAAGCAAGAGTATCTAAAGATAGTAAGTTAGAAAATGTAATAAATACATATAATGCAACAAATCTAACTAAAGATGAAAAATTAGCAATATTTAAAATATTTAGATATTTCCATGATGTCCAATTTGATAATTGGGACTATAAGCGTGTAATGGAAATTATGCTAATTTTAGATAAAGAAAAGGAAGATATTATTATAGATGAGGATTTTTAACCTCATCTTCTTTTAATGTGGGACATCTGTATCACTTACACCCCAAACAACTTGTGTCATTTTATGTTTGTGGGTATCCCCTACATTTACACCATTGTGAGTAAAGCTACCACTTGGAGAATTAAATTTAATACCTACACTTGCATTTACTTCAAATACTTTACAATTAAAAGTAAGATTATCAGTATTAAATTTAATATTAGGTGCTGTTAAACTTATAGTATCACTTGCAGTTAAATTAATATTAGTAGCTTGTAAATTATAATCTTTAACAATATTCTCATTTAAATTACTTCCTATACTTATATTTTTATCTTTACCTATATTCTCATTACTATTACTATTTATAAATATGTTACTATCATTTGATATATTTACATTTATATTTTTTACATTTAGATTATAAACTTTATCTACATTTACATTTTTATTATTACCTATATCCTCATTTAAATTACTTCCTATACTTATATTTTTATCATTTTTTATATCCTCATTAAGATTATTTTTAATATTACTATTTA